AGTCGAAATCAAGGAGCGCAAGCTCATGGTGGACGCCGGTGCCAAAGAGAACCAACAAAACATCGAGCTGGAGCGCATCGCTGCCCAAGAACGCATCGCGGGTATGCAAGCTGGCATCAAGGCCGAAAGCGACAAGACAAACCTCGTCGCAAAACAACAAGTCGAAGGCTTGCGTATTGGTTCGGAAATCGCCCGTAACAAGGCACAGATGGCCAACCAATCAAAACAAACCGCCCAACAACGGGCGCAACAACCGAAGAAGGAGTCTGATTGATACCTGAACTAGAAATACTGCGGAAGAAATTCCGCGAACGCATGAACGAGGTCGCCGACAAGGTGGCCACGGGCTCGTGCGCAGATTTTGGTGAATACCAAAAGCTTTGTGGGGTAATCGAGGGATTGGCCTACGCAGAGCGTGATTTGTTCGACCTCGCAGAAACTATGGAGAAAGCACAAGATGAGTGAAATCATTTTGCCAAACGACGGCATCATTACCCCCGGTATGTACGCCATCCCTGAAGTCGCACAGATTTCAGAAAAAGAAGTTGAAGACATCCCAATTGAGGACCGCGCCAAGCAATTGCCGGAACCTAAAGGCTGGATGATTTTGGCTGCCGTGATTGATGTGCCCGAGACATTCGAAGGCTCAAACATCATTCGTGCAGAAGCCACGCGCAAGTCAGATGAGTTGACCTCACCTGTGTTGTACGTCATGGCACTAGGCCCAGAAGCCTACAAAGATGAGACCAAATTCCCAAGCGGCCCACGCTGCAAGGAAGGTGATTTCATTTTGACTCGCCCCTACGCAGGGTCACGAGTGAAGATTCACGGTAAAGAATTCCGCTTGCTCAACGATGACCAAGTAGAAGCCACCGTGCAAGACCCACGCGGAATTTCCCGCGCATAAGGAGTGAACTATGTCTAAATTCAGAGGCGATACGTTCAAGTTCCCCGATGAGGTCCAAGTCAAAGCCAAGGTTGGCGAAGACGATGGCGTCAAGGTGGAGTTTGAAATTGAGGGCCAAGAAGTCAAGGACGACAGCGATAAAGTTGTCAAAGCTGACAAGCCCAAGAAAGATGAGCCTGAGATTGAGATTGTTGAAGACGAGCCCCTCGTCGATAAGGCAACGCCCAACAAGGCAGACCCTGACGATGAAGAGTTCGAGCAATACTCAACAGGCGTGAAGAAGCGCATCGAGAAGCTCACATTTGCACGCCGCGAGGAAGAACGTGCGAAGCAAGCTGCAATGCGTGAGAAGGAAGAGCTTGAACGTCTCGCTCACTCGGTGACGGCTGAAAACCGTCGCTTGCAAGAGTACGTGCAAAACGGCGAACGAGCCTATATGGAGAAGGTGCAAGCCCTCGCCCAAGTAGAGCTGGAACGCGCCAAGCAGAAGATGACCCAAGCGTACGACGCAGGTGATTCGTCAGCATTGGCTAATGCACAAGAGGAAATGATGCTCGCCGGTATGAAAGTACAGCAAGCACAAAATTTCCGGCCAACCCCTTTACAACAGCAAAATACTGTTGTACAGTCCGCTCAAACGGCTCCCGCAGAGTCGGCACCCAAACTAGACTCGAAGACATCCGCATGGATGGACAAGAACACTTGGTTCGGTGACGACAACAAAAAGGCGATGACCAGCTATGCGTTGGGGCTGCACCAAGAATTGGTTGACAAATACGGGCAGGACTTTGCCCGCACAGATGAGTATTACGCTCAAATCGACGCTAACGTGCGTCGCGTCTTCCCCGGTGAGTTCGGTGACATGAAGGTGTCGGACATGAGCGCCAACGCGCCCGTGGGTACAACACTGGCCATCCTTGAGCGCATGTTGAAGGTGATGTCTGCTGTGCAGGCCCGCTTGCACTACACGTTGAAGCAAGAGTTGAAGCTCTTGGCTGAAATCATCCGTGACTACACCGCACCTGACTACGACTACGACGCCGAAGGCCCACGTGGTGCACAAGCCAAGCAGTCCGACTACAACAACGTCGAGGTGATTCCTGTCAGCGACCCGAACGCTGCAACCATGTCACAACGCGTGGTTCAGTACCAAGCCGTCATGCAGATGGCACAGCAAGCCCCGCAGATTTATGACCTGCCTCAGTTGCACCGTCAGATGTTGGACGTGTTGGGTGTCAAGCACGCCGACAAGCTGGTACCGCTGGAAGACGACATGCGTCCGAAGGACCCAGTGACTGAGAACATGAACATCCTGAAGGGCAAACCAGTCAAGGCGTTCCTGTCACAGGACCACGAAGCTCACATCGCTGTGCACATGTCTGCCATGCAAGACCCCAAGATTGCTCAAATCATGGGTCAGAACCCACAGGCACAGGCGCTCCTCGCGGCCGCGCACGCACACATCGCCGACCACTTGGGTATGGCCTACCGTCAGAAGATGGAAGAGCAGTTGGGCGTACCACTCCCATCCCCAGAAGCACACATGGACCCAGAGGTCGAAGCCCAGCTCGCACCGTTGGTGGCTCAGGCCGCTGTCCAGTTGTTGCAAAACAATCAGCGCGAGGTTGCCCAGAAGCAAGCTCAACAAGCTGCACAAGACCCTGTTGTACAAATGCAACAGGCAGAGTTGCAACTCAAGGCCAAGGAAGTCGAAATCAAGGAGCGCAAGCTCATGGTGGACGCCGGTGCCAAAGAGAACCAACAAAACATCGAGCTGGAGCGCATCGCTGCCCAAGAACGCATCGCGGGTATGCAAGCTGGCATCAAG